GTTGCGGGAGTTTCTTTCAGTATCCCCTTTGGCGACCCGGTGCCTACGCCGGATATAATCGCCTGCTCCAATGATTTTACCATGGCCGTGGCCACATTAGTAATCAAGGTGGCCTCAAAAATCGGCAACGCCACTGTATCCGTTTCGATGCTGACTGCGACCGCGCACCGCAATTTATGATATGAAAACACAATGCTGCTGGTAGTCTTTTTCTGTTTATCACTGCCCGACCCCTCCGATACCCATGTAGCGACGGGTTTTACACTAGACGTCGGAATGGACAAGCCCCCTTTATATGAGGTGTTCGTGATAAGCGGCAAAATCATTCCAGTGGCTTCCATCTTTTCGATGATCTTGTTCATGATCGTCGTAGGGATTACCGAGCCAATATCACTAGTAGTCGTTACCGCATCTACCCGCAATTCGACAGGAATAGGGGTGCCCCGAGTAACAAATCTCTGAAATGCTCGACGATAGGCAATGCTATTGCTAGGGTCTTCTTCGCCACGATCTTCTCTTGCGATAACTCCACTCGGCAGCCCGCCCGCCGGTTTTTCGATACCCCGAGATATGATAGTCCCCTCCGATATCCCGTCCGCAATCTTTTTACGCGCAAGTAAATCCTTTTCCTCTTTTTCCAGTTCGATCAATTCCTTTTCGATGGCGTTAGTATCCACTTTATCCGGCGAATTCAGCATGCCCCGGATTTCTAATCTTCGTTCTTTAATTTCTGCAAGTCTTTTTTCCATTTTTACAATCCCCCTGTTTTTTATTGTTTTTTTTAAATGCTATGTTCGACGCTATCCAGCATCGCATCGTACTATCCAGCACGATAAAAAAGTGACCCTCCGGCCGCTAATTTTATAAATATGTCATTAGTCGTAATCTGTCCCGAGTATTTTTTCTTTTTTCGGCCGATTCAAAGAATGACCTGGCACTTATGCTCGTATCATCATATGCGGGCATGTCCACCGCAGCCACATCATATAATTTTTTTATCTTATTAATTGTCCGTGTGTGTGTATCCTCGTCGTATGTCTCCGAGGTCACTGTAAACGCGAAACTCATTTTATCGATATCTTTGCGTTTAATCAATTCGTACAGATCCCGCCCCGAAGAAGTGTTGGCAAGTGTCGCCCGTATCAATAGCCCTTTATCATCCGTTTGTGTAACCAGCGTTCCATTTCTTGTTCGGGCCATTATCATGACATCATCGGAATGGTTGTATTTAAATGGTATATCCGACATATCCGTGCCCGTAAGCGCCCCGCGCGCGATAACCTCTTTATATTCAATACCGTTATATTCCCATATTGTTGTTGGGCTGTCAAAAACAATTGCATAGCCCTCGACTACCATGCTATCCGGTTCGCTCTGCGCCAAGCGCATTTCCGCCATACGTATTTCCCGTTTACTGGTCTTGATTGTCTCCTGTTTCTTCTGCGTCACCATTTCCACCTCCTTCGTTGTCGCCTGTTTTATTGTCACCTACACCCTGATAGTCATTTACTTTTGCCGCATCTACGACGTTCAGCGTTTGTATATATTTATCCCCGTCTTCCCGAGGTTCGTACTCAAAAATTTCCCGGATATCATTTATCGTAAAAATCCCATAAGGTACTAACTGCTTAGCAAGATTTACCTTGACCAAATTACTCGCAAAGGTTAGTCTACTTGCGCTAAACACAATCTCGTTGCCTACATCCTTTTCACGCTTAGTAAAACATTTAGATGTAAATTCGAGACTTAGTTCTAAGGCGATCGGCTCCAACACGGACGAGTAAAAGGCGTTAAATTCTTCTTCCTTGTAAGTATTGGTTACGATCTTTTCGTTTACGCCAAAGTACCGATATACGCTATCCCTCGATATCGCCATTTGTTTATCATCCGCCATTACAGATTTTATTTCGGTGGGGATATAATCAAAACTCGCATCCACCGCGGCTATCCCATTTTCATTTTCGTAGCTTAGATAGTTTTTTACAAAATCTTTTCGTTTGGCTTCCAGATCGTCCGGCCGTACCGTCTGCGAAAATTTTAGCCATCCCCGTAATCTAGCACTAGACTTGATGGCGTTTACAATCCCCTGATCCTGTGTTTTTATCATCCCCAATACAGGCATTAATGGACGCGTATTAGATTCCCCAAAAAAATCATCGTCATTATAGTGGCGTCTTAGGTGGATAATATCCTCGTAGGGTACCGTCATATCCCTGCCCGCCAAAAACGTAAACTTGCAATACAATTGCCCCATATACTCCCGCAATTCCAACATTTGATAACTTATCGGGTATAACCCGATCGTATCTCCACTTGAATCCCGCTGGATATATATAAATGCATTATTGCTGCAAAAAAGCTGGGATACTAACTTATATAGCATCGCATAGCCATTCATGTATGGATTCGGCCTCACCTGTATGAGAGTTTCTAGCGACGATCGCAAATTAGTGATCCCTTTATCCGTCCTGCGTATATGTTTGCATTTCAATTTTCCTGCATTTCGGGCAATCGCATCTATACACGTCCTAACTGTCGCCGAATCGTACATGTTACCTGTAAAGGGCGAAAATTGGGGCGTATAATTGTTGAGCATCTTATATGAGGTTGTTGTTTGCGGCGGTTGTTTATTGCCAAATACCGTCTTATACATATCTCTAAAATTCAATGATTTTTCACCCCCTCTAAATAATATTTAAATAGTCGTCCCGGTGCCGCTCTAAACATACGTATGCATCTAGTAAAGACGCGGTACCATCTATTCGACGTCGTTGATTACGCGTCTTGCAAGGCTGTATGTTTAAATTTTTGTCTATCGCGATTGCGGTATTCGACAAGCACCACTTTAAAATTGGATTATTATTATAATTGACAATCTTAGATTCTAAATCCGCCCCTAACAACTTCATGGGAGATGATAATGTTTGTACCCCCTGTGCTACAGGCTCCATGCTTTTTTCGCCAAAGTGACCTTTCATTTCCTCCACCCAATAATCAGCCGACCAACGATCGTACCCTACCCACGGTATGTATATATCATAGTCTTTTTGTATCTCTAAGAACCAATCTGTTACGTACCGGTAATGTACTTTGTTTCCCGGTGTCGTTCGCAGCAACCCGAGATCCCGCCATTTTGTGTAGGGTATCTTATCCTCTTTTTCTCTATTTTCGATAATATCTTCCGGTATCCAGTACATTTGTAATACGTATACGTGTGGATCGTTTGGCACCATAAAAATTACCGTTGCACATGTTAAATCCACCGTGCTGGATAAGTCCGTCCCGCCTATCCCGTAACGGGGTTTTAATTCGGATACATTAAATGTGGCGATGTTGTTTAATTGTTCAAAAGCGAGCCACGCCTCCGAGGTTGTTTCTCGGACATTAAAATCTTTGCAAACCAAATTTTTAATGAGCAAGGCATTAGACTGCGCTTTGCGTACCTTTTCTGCTAATTGATCTAGCGATTTTATCGTCCCTAATCCGGGATTAGCTTTTTGCCAACATTTTGGATTAGTCCATTCTTTTCGGTTATCCAATTCATAAATAAGCGGCAATGTCCTTTCATCTTGGTAATCTCCCCCCTCGTATCCCTCTATGATCTTCTTCGCGTCATCGTATTTCTGATCAAAAATACCCTCACGCACCGTCCCCGCGGTAGAAGTAATAACCGATAGCGGCTGTTCACGTGCGGACATGCCGTCGATAATAACATCATACAAATTTATGTCCGTGATCGCATGCAGCTCATCTATTAGTGAGCAATGGACATTTAACCCGTCTAGACTGTTACTATCGCTTGATAGTGGTTTAAAACTGCCGTCGTTAAAATCGGTAACGATCTCCCCTACCAAGGTCCTCGCCCGTTTAGACAATGCTGGCGCTTTTTTTACCATCCGTTTGGATTCCGCCCATATTATTTTTGCCTGGTCGCGCTTTGTAGCAGCACTAACAATCTCTGGCCCATTCTCTCCATCCGCAAAGAGCATATACAACGCAATCGCAGATCCTAATTGAGATTTCCCGTTTTTTCTTGCGACGATCAATATTATCTCTCGATATTTCCGTATGCCGTCTATTTTATGTATAAAACCAAAAAGAGCGGCAACCGCCGCCTTTTGCCATTTCTCTAATATAAAAGGGCGCCCACCCATGGCGCCTTTAGAGTGCCTGCAATAATGCTCGATAAAAAAGATCGCGTGATCCGCTCGCGGGGCGCTGTACTCCCACTCGCTTTTATCATCGTCGAGATCCCTAATCAATTTTTGGTAGGTCACTTTTATTTTATGACTAACCACGCACTCCCCATCCGCTATTTGCCGCCAATACGCGCGGATAGGATTAACGTTCTCTAATAAATTTGTCAAATCCGTCCCCCCGTTCTGTGGCCGGTTCTTTTGGCACGGAATCGGATAGCTGTTTCATTATCGCTTGATAATTTTTGTTCATCGTGTTATATAATTGGGCGATTGGGCGCTGCCGATCATACGGAGGTGTATTCGTTGATTGAGTAAATGGCTCCGTAAACCCGTTTTCGTCCAGGTCTAATTCCATATCTTCCAGCGATACCCGCATATACGCCGCCCGTTTTATGAGCCCCTCGATCGCTGATTTTTCTTTTTTTGGGATTTGCCGAAAGATTATGTTAAGACGCCGGTTCTCTTTTGTTATTCTTTCTTCTTTTGTGAATTCGTCGCAAATCACGCGATCACCTCCTTCCTTTTGGGTAGGGGCCCCTATATCCGGCCCGCGAATCGAGCGAGAG